AACATTCTGATTAAAACGTCCTTCAAAAGTGTTTTCTTACTATAGTTTAATTTCTCGATTTTTATTGTACATGGAACTATTTTACTTGGTTTAAAATTGTTCTTTACAATATCAGGAATTAATTGTGTGTTTAAACAATCTTCTATCATTTGAGTAAGTGCTTCCTCATTAAGAAGATGCACATCGGTATGACCTTCTGTTGTAGCGTTAGTTGAAGCACCTTCTGCTGTTCCAACTTTATCAGGAACAAACAAACCACGAAGTTTCATAATATTTAAATAACGAAGAACATCTAAGAAAAGTTCACCACGTTGTTCGTCTTCAACTAAATTCAATCCCCATAATTCATTACCATTTTTATCAAATTGCGCAGGTATTGCTACAGCAGAGTTTGAAACCAAAGCAAATGCTGCTTCTAAAATAACATCTATATTTGCAACTTTTTCTCCATCAGAATTAGTAGTAGAACCGAAGGGTGCTTTACCAACTGCTGCTGGGGCACCACGACGCTCTAAATAACGAAGCATAAATTGAATAACAATTTGAAACCAATACCAAGCTTGATATGAATTTTTATAACGTGCGCTGCCAAAGAAATTGCCGTATTCATCATCAAGAGCAAACCAAATCATATTCGAGATATGAACTTTAGGAACTCTTTTATCTTTGAAGTAATTTCGAGTTTGAGTGACGTATTCAATATCTTCTGATTTCTCGCCTCTAACGATTCTAACTGATTTTGGATGAATGAACTTAATCTTTTTAGGAACAACAGTATATCTATTATAAATAGTAGTATTCTTTCCATCATCTCCCTCAACATCAATACGTAGTTTAACTTTCTTCCAAACTTTCTCACCTGTAGCAAAACCAAATTGAATAGCTCTTAACATAGATTTAACAAGTCTTTTATAAATAGGTCTCATAGCTGCATCAACAACAGCGGCTATCTTAGGATTAGAACATTCCATTCTATAGTTTTGAGCAAGAATAGGAAGTTCAATTAGAGCAGTTGCTAAAGCAATCTGCGGATCTAATCGCATCTTTTCATAAGTAGAAACTGGTATTCTATCTGGATTATATTCACCAATATTAGCAAAATTTTTTGCCATTCTAAGTAAATCAGGATTTTTATATTTAACAGTAGCTTCACCAAACTTTGGTTTCCTACCGTTATTTGCATCTACCAATGTATTGGCTAGTTCTTTATAACCAGCCATATCGATATTGCCTTCAAACATTCCAAGAATATTTTGAGCTATAGGCGGAAGTGATGTTATCTCATCATCACTTGGGAATGGCATTCTCATCACATGAGTCTGTTGCATAACATTCCTCTAAAAACTATACATAACGGGATCAAAGAACTCATTTGCATAAGCGCTTTTATGATCAACTGTATTCTGTTTATGAATCATGGATTTAACGAGCTGCATCTGAGGCAAAGTTTGTTGTTGCGCTATTCTAATAAGTGACTCACCTTTATGCAAATTGGATGCAAAATTACGACTATTGCCAATACCTATTAATTTATCAGTCTTTAAAATGTTGTTTCTATCATATTCATGACCACCGATACTTGCTAATGCTTTAGACCAAAATTTATCACCATGATGTTTCTTGGATTTTTCAGCACCAAATTTGATATTTGCTGCTTCAGTAACTATTTTCTTGATGCTGTGAATCTGCTTTATCGATTGAGAATCATTTAACAAAGCGATAGTTCTGTCTTCTAATCTGAAACGGAAATTTTTAGCCATTCTAGCTTTTGATTCAGATGTAAAATTGACTGATTCAATAACTTGTGGAAATTCATATTCAAGAGTTTCAGCAATATCAGCACCATGCGAACCTTCAGTACCATCAATATTAGCTTTTAATATAGGTAATTTACTAATTAAAAACTTAACTATTTTCTTCTGTAATCTAAAAGGAATATGAACAAGTTCTATACTAAGTCTTTCAATATGCAAATTGTATAAATCCATATCGTGTTCTTCTAAAATACTAATTTCAGAACTATCTTTTTTACGGCCAATATCCATTCCAAGTAATAGTGTTCTTCCAAATCCAGCTATATTCATATTCATTAAAAGTTTATCTACCATTTCTTCAACACCATCCATAACTATATTCTCATCATGAAATGTTCTTGAATCACAATACCAATTTATATTTTCGTCTTTATAATGATTCATAATGGTATCTGGAACCAAGATACCATTATCACCCTTAACTGGAGCAAAACCTACAGGAATTTCATCTGGATCAATATTACTTTCAAGAACTAAACTGCTTTCATCTTCAAAAACACATGAACGAATCAAATCAAGAGAATAATAAGAATAACTTTCATCAGCTGTATAAAGTTCGTATTCCTGTTGAAAATCCTCTTCATCAATCATAGATTTATAAATCATGTTTAATTTTTCAGTACCAAATACATGAATACGTTCTTTTGTTTCCATAAATGGAGCAAGTTTAATAGCATCATTAACATTCTTACAAAGAATAGGACAATACCACCAAGGTATTTGAATACGTGAATAATAAGGAAAAGCTTCCTTATCATTCATAATTTGATAATGAAGTGAACCTTTTCCAAGAGGAGTAGAACCGACAGTTAATGTACCAGTACCACGAGTAATAACAGGAACAGCACCAGTATATATCTCAGCTGCCCACATCATATGAGCAAACTCATCAAGAAGAATATCTGTATGATTGCCTTTACCACGCGGTTGACGTTGAGCAAAACTAAGAATACGAGTTCTACCTCTTTTGTATTCAAATTCTAATGATTGTTTATTCTCAACAACAATTTTGCGTTGATATTCTGTTGGCATTGAATGATACATGTATTTAGCAAAGTAAATTTTCTCATTTGCTTCATCTTTATCTTTTGAAATGAAAATTGCAGTATAAACTGGTTTAAGGTGTGATTTAGCTAATGCTTCACCAGCTTTACCATAACTAAAACCAGTTTGACGCGCTTTATCTACTCCTCTAAAAATAGAACGATCTAACATATGTTCTGTTTGATATTTATAAAGAACAGTAGGATCACCATCTAAATTTTCAGTAAGTGCTTGAAGCCAACCAGGTGGTTTGGACATCCACTCAGTTGCCGTTTCTTCGTCAAGTTCTTTCTTGACGATTATACGATAACTAGGTGGAGTCCAACCTTCTGGTTTAGCATATCGTTTGACCGGTCTTGGGAATCGTTTTGGATTATGGCTGGGTTTTTTCAGTTTTCTAGCTTTAGTTTTTTTCTTAACTCTAGACTTAATGAATTCATTATAGTCTTCTTCTATATTAGAATTTATATTAGAAGTTATCGAAAGCATGAAGCACTACTTTGTTTTGAGATACTTTCGTGCTTCTACTGGTCTTTGGTCAAGAATCGAACGATGTTTGCGGCGAGCAACAGGATGACCAGCAAGTTTAGATGTAGATGTTGGTTTGGTCGGTGAAGTTGGTGGTTTTGGCGTGGGTGGTTCTTCCATCACCATTGCTTTGGGTTCTTCCATCACCATTGCTGTCTCTTCTGGTTCTGGCGTCTCCTCTTTCTTTTTTCTTCCAAAAAGTTTTGTTGAGATACCTTCTTTTTTTTCTTCATCCATTCGTTCCCTCCTTTTCAGGCATCTCAACCAAACTGAGATGCGGTTGATCTTCTTCTTTCATAACTTCATTGTAGCGCTTAATAAGAGTTTCTTGTAACTCGTGTTTGTGAGTCACTTCACCTCTTGAAGTAGCGTCACCAGGAGTATCAACTCTGACTTCGTTATTCAATTCTCTGATTTTAGTTAATAATGTGGAAAGCGGCATATCTCTAAGTTCACGAGTATTAGCTATTCTAGTATGTGCTTCTTCGTATAATCTATTTGCTAATATTTTATTTTGTTTTGCACGCCATTTGGCATCAATACCTTCTATCCTTTGCATAGCACTTTCAAGTTTAGCTGCAAATTCAGGTTCTTTCATCCATTTACGAACAGTGGATTTACTAACACCCAAATCTTGTGCAGCTGTTTCTTCATCAAGACCGCATGATACCAAAAGGTATATGCATCGTCTTTTGCGAAATGTGTTTTTTCCACGTTTACTCATTATGCATACTCCTAGATAAATCTTATATGAAAAAAGTAGTAATCGCAAGGAAGATTCATAGTATATATAGATGAGGTAATATACCAGAAAGAATTAAGTAGTCAAAAGGACAACTTGTTATGCACCGTGTCATATTAGTAGATGGTAATGCATTGGCATTTAGAAGCCTTTTTGCTCACGAAACTCTTACAGTCAAGTTGAATGGTAAAATAGTTTTTACTGGAATGGCGTTTGGTTTCTTAAAGGGATTGATAGGAATTACTGAAGAAAAAAAGTTTGATAAATTAATAGTTTTTTGGGACGGAGGATCAGATAAAAAGAAAGAGATATATCCTGAATATAAAGCCAATAGAAAATTAGATACTAAAAAGATGGAATATAAAGATGTAAAGAACTCATTAAAAACTTGTCGTAAACTTATTAGATTACTTGGTAT